TCTAAATCTACAGGTTCAAATAAAAAATCGGACGGAAGTGGACACGTTCCACTCTCACATCCTCTTGATACCTTAATTCGTCCAGAACGTCGCCATTTGGCTGCTCTTTGAATATTTCTTTTTTCATTCCTTGTCATTGTCATCGTCCAACATTAAAGACGGCGGGGGAGCCATGAGTTGACCCTGCCCATGCAAGGCAATTAATTGCAAGGCATCTTCTCCCTTGCCTACTGCATCTGCAATAAGGACTAGCATGTCATATATACGACCAAGCATGATATACGACACCGCCCCGAAATTTTCATTGATATCGTTCATCTTATCATCCGACACGATACTTCTCCCAACTAGCATACGTTGACGGGAACTTCTCTTTCACCGCCGCTGCGACAGCAGAGGCGTATTGCTGCATTTCCCATTGTGCATGTTCATCTAGACGCAATGATACAAAATGGAGGAGTGCATTGAGAGAAGCCGTCCATCTCCATCTTACATACATAGCATAAGCAGGAAGAAACATCCTAGCCTGTTCGGTAGCAATTCCATCTTTCATTGCAGAATCATAGGCATACATTCCAGTCTCCGCAAAATACTCCAGCAACTTGTTGTACTTCAATGAAATATACGGGTCTACCTCCCCACTACTACCTTGTTTTTTATTGTCGGGAGCGCCCCTCCAGGAGCCAGGAATGTAGAACTCTGGCTCTTCGGTAACGTAGCGACGAGAGGACTCATTCCAGCCGTTTTGGTCATCCACGCTTGTCGCAGATACATGGTGCTTCCACCATTGGCGTGCGACAAAAAGTGGGGCATAAACTTCAAAGGTCATAGCGCAATGTCTCAAAACAGAATCATGCTTATTTTTAACTAGATAATCAATAAGATTAAAGTCAAGGCGAGAGAGTGAAGAAACAGATTTATCAAAAGATACTCTTGCAGAATTTACAACATCTACATCAGTACCAAGAGTATTAATTAATCTAACATAACCTTTATCTAGAACATCGATATTCAAAGAAGATCCAATCGTCAAGGATAGTATAGTGTATTCTCATTTCGGCTTTCGCTTTCGACTTTGTGCATAGAGCGGAAGTAATAGGATTCGAACCTATGGATCAGTATTAACCGATCACGGTTTAGCAAACCGTTGCAATAACCACTCTGCCATACTTCCATATGTGTGCCTGGAGGGATTCGAACCCCCAACCTAATGGGTAGAAACCATTTGCGCTATCCGTTGCGCCACAGGCACCTGAGTACGGCGGGTGGGACTTGAACCCACGATCTTCACCTTATAAGAGTGACGCCTTCACCAACTTGGCCACCGCCGCTAGACTATTTAGTTATGCAGAAGATTCAGACTTCGCATTTATTCGATGCCTTTCGTCAATGACTTCATAGGCATCCTTAATTAGTGCGGCTTCAAATTTATCAAAGTGATGGGAACAAAACAACAATTCTCCCGAAAGAAATTTTACCAATACCCATGCTTGTGCAGGACAGCCACCTGTGTCACACCGATCTTGCTTTGTCAAGACATTTTGGGCTACTGTTGCAGATGCTGATTGTTCTGTCATGGTATTCATTTTTCTCCTCAGGAGTTGTAGTTATATTGTAGTATTGTTTTTGTTCCGGTTCTGATTTGTGCTGTGTGTTTTATAATATATTAGAAAGTATACTTATTACAAATGTTAAAAATCTAACAATGTTTAACATGTTTTAAATATTAAAGAACATTATACACATGGGATAAAAAGGAGGACCAGGATGAATGGTAACGATTTGCTTACGAAGCCTTCCTGGAAACTGCGCCGCCGCGCAGTATTCGGTTCTATGATCTTTGCTATGGGTATAATAGTTTATACATTAGTTCGATGGGATGACACATCACTAGCGCAAACTCTAGTACTATCATCCTTTGCCTTGATCGGTACGGTGGTGGCCGCCTATATTGGCGGAGCGGCGTATGAAGATGTAAGGACTTATCAAACTGATGCAGAATCGTTACCTATTACAGAAGGAGATAGTATTTAATGTTTAAATTACAATTTTGGAAAGACGCAACGGAAAGAGCCGTAAAAACTTTTGCACAGTTTATTCTCGTTCTCGGTGGCGCAGAAGCATTTAATGTTTTTGAATTAGACTGGCAGACTAACTTAGGTCTAGCCCTCGGTGGCGTTCTTATGTCATTTGCTACATCAATAGTATCTGCTGGAATTACTAAGTCCGACACTCCCAGCCTTATCAAAGAAGGTGAAACTGGTGCCTGAAATTAATGGAGATCTGGATCTAGAAGATATTGACACTAATCAGCCAGTTCCTGCTGGCTGGTCACCAATTCAAGATGAACTACCCTTTAATGCTTTAGATAGAGACGAGGGTGCAAATGATTAAACCTACCGCCGCTCAAATTAGACAAGCACTTATCGACCATGGTGTAGACGCTCAATTCTATAAAGATTGGGATAAAAAGGGTCGTTCATGGGATAATGGTATGCAGGCTTGTGTCGTTCATCACACAGCAACTCAAAGTGCTGTAAATGGTAATGGAGCCCCCTCACTTTATTGGGCTGTTACTGCATATGCTCCTATGGCTGTTGCCAATCAATTAGTGGGTAAGGATCGTGGCACAAACTGGTATTTGAGTGCAGGGGCAACATATCATTCTGGAGACGGTGGTCCTTGGAGTGCTGTTGGTGTAGGTACGGGTAATGTATTGCATTGGAGAGCATGGGGCATCGAAATTGATGATCCAGGCCGCTCAAATACTATTAATGCCTACCAGATCGAACAAGTTGCTCGCACCCTTGCAGCCCTGTGGGATCTTAATGAATGGCCCGAAGACGGCTCCCGTATTGTGACCCATGGAGATTGGACAGACTCAGGACCATATCTAGGTGAAAAGAATTATGGTCCATTCCGTTATCGCAAAAATGACACACTTCGTCAGTTCTATGATCAGAACTTCTGGCGTAATGAGGCTAAAAAGTATCGTCACAATTCCATAAAACAAACATGGGATGGAACCATTCCTTCTCGTACTGCCGCCACCAAAGCAGCCAAAGAAAAGTTGAAAAACAAGGCTGCCTGGAGGGTAGCGTGCAGGCTACATGACCTGGGCTTCCGTAAGCAAAAGCCGATAGATCTAGGAAAACAAGCATTTCCAACTGCTGCTCTTAAACAATTCCAAGAATCCATTGGGATTAAAGAAGATCGTCGTGACGGGCTTCCCAATAAAACGACATGGATTAAATTATTTGGGAAGGATAAACCATAGTTTAATCTAGGAGACAACTGAATATGAACGACCTACCCTTAGTAGAAGCCTTACTGATCACCGCATCTATAATAACTGCATGTACAGTATTGATAATTGCAATAATAAAATCTGGAAAGTTTGTCAAGCGTACCATTCACTTCTTTGATGATTTTCTTGGAGAAGAAGAGAGAGCGGGGGTTCCAGCAAGACCAGGATTTTCTGCAAGAATGTCTAAGTTAGAAGGTTGCATAGAAAAGGTTAGCGACAGACTTGAGATAATAGAATATCGCGTAGCCGAAATAAACTATGAACTGCAGCCGAATTCAGGCCACTCAGCAAAAGATGCTATTAATAGAATTGAAAAAAGACTCAATGAGATAGAGGAAAGATTAAATGTCTGAAATAGATAATATTGTCATAGATTTTGCTGACTCTATTGAAAATATTAGCATCGATTATTCTTCACAAGTAGATGCAATAACTCTAAATCTTAGTTCTGCAATAGTTACTGGTGCCGCCGTCACTTCAGTAAACTCTTTAACAGACTCAGTAATTCTAACAGCAGAGGCAGAACTTAGTCTTACCACCTCTTCAAATGGATACTACAATCACTTTTTTAACCATAACTTAAATTATCAGAATGTCGTTGTAAGTGTTTATAATCCAAATAATCAATTAGTTTTTACAGATATTATCAGCGAGGATCAAAATTATGTTAACATTAGAGCAGCAATTGATCTTACTGGATATAAGGCGGTAGCACAAAGATGACAATGCCAGCGTATAATTCTTTTCAGTTGTATAAGGGCGATACATTACAGTTTACTCTTACACTTAATGCTTCTGGAAGCGCTTATTCTATCCCAGGGGGTTCATCTTTTAGCGGATCAGTAAAAGAAAAGCATTCTACTTCAGTAACGGCGGAGTTTGACACAAGCGTACTTTCTTCTGCAAGCGGTGTAGTCTTATTTACGTTACCAGCGACTGAATCATCTTTATTAGATGCTAAAAAGAACTGGGTCTACGACCTTCAATTAGAAACCGTTGGTGGAGTTGTAACAACGCTGTTGGCAGGCAGTATATTTGTCACCGATCAAGTAACCCCTTAATATAATCTTCTCTTTCAGAACCTAGATAAACTTTTGCATTGCAATATATGCACCATAAACAAACTTTATCGTCTTGGTCTATCCATGGAAAAATTTCATTATGTAAAACATCCACGGGGCAAATTAATGCTGGAACAAGGCCTATATCAGATAACTTTTTATATGCATGGAGTTCTTGTATTGTAATCATGTCGATATAATATCACACACAAAAATCATGTACTTTAAATGCTACAAGTAGTAGAATTGTAAAAGTCGCCCCGCTACTGGTAGGGTGACTATATTTTATATTTTAATGGGAGTAAAAATGACAGTTTCGTTGCCAACCGCCTACCAGCAAGTAATCCACAAGACTCGCTACGCAAGATGGATTGATGAAGAAAATCGTAGAGAGGACTGGCATGAAACCGTCAGTAGATTCACCAACTTTATCTGTGAATCACTAGAAAAACATAACAGTTATAAGGTAGACCCTATTCTTAAGGATAAGATTGAAAACTTTATCCTTAATACAAAAGTTATGCCATCAATGCGTGGCCTAATGACTGCGGGACCAGCATTAGAAAGAGACAATACTTGTCTTTATAATTGCTCATATCTTCCAGTAGATTCTCTAAGATCATTCGATGAGGCTATGTATATTCTTATGTGTGGTACGGGGGTTGGGTATTCGGTAGAATCAAAGTATGTAAACCAACTTCCTGTAGTTAACGAACATTTTGAAAATTCTTCTACTGTAATTGTTGTCGATGACTCTAAGGCTGGATGGGCCAAGGCTTTAAGAGAACTTATCGCTCTTTTATATCAGGGGCAAATTCCATCATGGGACGTATCTAATGTTCGACCAGCAGGAGCGAGATTAAAGACTTTTGGTGGTAGAGCCTCTGGGCCAGAGCCATTAGAAAGATTGTTTAAATTTACTGTAGAGACAGTAAAATCTGCTGCTGGTAGAAAACTTACTCCATTAGAGGCCCACGACATTATGTGCAAGATTGCAGAAGTTGTTGTGGTCGGAGGAGTTAGACGTTCAGCAATGATTTCATTATCAGATCTTGAAGATCGTAATATGGCTGCTGCAAAGTCTGGTTCATGGTGGGAATACAATGGTCAAAGAGCCCTCGCAAATAATTCTGCCGTCTATGAAACAAAGCCAACCATGGAAGTATTTATGGCTGAATGGAAGTCGTTGTATGACTCTAAGAGTGGGGAGCGCGGGATCTTCTCTAGGGACGCCGCTCGTAAAGTTGCTTCTAAGAATGGTCGCAGAGATGCAACAGCAGAATTTGGCACGAACCCCTGCTCCGAGATTATTCTTAAGCCATTTGAATTTTGCAACCTTACTGAAGTGGTAGTAAGAGAGAGCGATAATTTAGATGATCTACTAGAGAAAGTAGAAATTGCCACTATCCTTGGAACATTTCAGTCAACATTTACCAGATTCAAATATCTTCGTAGGCAATGGCAAAAGAACTGTGAGGATGAAAGACTTCTAGGTGTTTCATTAACCGGACAATTAGGACATAATGTGCTAAATGGAAGCAAGGGGCACGATAAACTAATTGAGTGGCTAGATGCTATGAGAGAAAAGGCAGTAGAAGTAAATGCTAAGTATGCAGGAGACCTATCTATTAATCCAGCCGCCGCCATTACCTGTGTAAAGCCTTCTGGAACGGTGTCACAGTTGGTCGGTGTATCATCTGGTATGCATCCTTGGCATAATGAATTCTACGCTCGTACAATTCGTGGAGATAACAAAGATCCAATTACAACTATGCTTAAAGATTTTGGTATTTTGTCAGAACCAGACGTAATGAAGCCATCAGATACAACGGTCTTCACCTTTCCTATTAAAGCCCCAAAAGATGCTATCACTAGAAAAGATCTCACCGCCGTTGAGCATTTAGAACTTTGGCTTATATATCAACGCCATTGGTCAGAGCATAAGCCTTCCATCACGGTATCTGTCAAGGAGAATGAATGGATGGCAGTAGGGGCCTGGGTATATGATCATATGGATGAACTTTCTGGAGTGTCTTTTCTGCCATATTCAGATCACACATATCAGCAAGCACCTTATCAGGACATAACCGAATCGGAGTATAATGAATTATTAGAAAAAACTCCGAAAGATATCGATTGGACCTGGCTGACCTATTATGAATCTTCAGATGGTACTACGGGGAGCCAGGATCTCGCATGTGCAGCAGGGTACTGTGAAACGGTTGATATCACTTCGGCATAATGGAGGATAGGTGTCCTATAGCCAACTTATTTTGCGCGACTCAGCCGAAATTGTCTGGCCTCTGGATGATATAACCGAATCATCTTCTATATCAAAGCCAATCAATTTTTTTACAAATGATGAGTATGCGTATAGTGCATCGATAAATACTAATACGACTAACTTAATGAGAAACCCCATCGTTTTCGGTGGGGGCACATTGCTATCATTCACTAGTTCGGCGGTTGGTCTTTCTATTCCAGCAATGAATAGATTTTCAGAATATTATGACAATAAAGACTCTACCCTATCTTTTTGGTTTCAGACAAATTATCTCCCTAATGAAGAATATCCAATATTTAAAAAGCGCGGTGAAGATAATATTGGATTATTTATTAAGAAAAACTATTTAATATTTAGATGTGGGTCAAGCGCCAGTTACAATGAATTAAGGGTAGATTTCATTAATGTTGAAGAGCCTCATCATATTGTAACTTCAAGAAATGGCTCGGGTCTGATGATGATTTTAGATGGAATATCGTATATGAGCAAAGATGGCTCAGTTGTAAAATTAGAATTAGATCCATCGCACGATGATAATAACTATATAGATTTCTATGGACCACCTCAGGGGAGTTGGAACATAGACACTCCAGCATTCTACCCCAATACGTTGAATTCAAATATTGCAAAAAGGCACTATGTATATGGACTGGGAAGAAATGTTTCAGATAGTATATTTTATTCTCGCGGCGGGAACTTGTATAACTTCACCACAATATATACTGAAAGATTATCAGATATAAATTGGGACTATCCAGACGAATGGAAATTTTCAGAACTAAAAGATCTGAATAATAATGAATTTGGTCTAGGTCCACTTAATTTTACTGAGCCCTACACATATTCTTTTGATAACAATATAGATACTTCTTCAGATAAGTATAAATTTAGTTCTAGTGTGTCTAACACTAAGGCATCGTATATAGAAACAGATAAATTAATATCTAAATTAGATTATGGACAATATCCATTACTAGTTAAATTTACTTTAGACGGAGAACTTCCCGCACCTTATCTATCTCAGAGATTAATATCTATTGGGAGAATAGCCAATGAAGAGATTATTTCATTTAATCTATATAACAATAACGGACAGTATCAGGTAAGAATTTCGGCGGTGGAGTACCCAAACCCTGTATCCTTTAATATTTCTAATGTCAACGCTAGTCCAAGTTTCTATGTAGGCATGGTATTTGATTCATCCACAACATTATATTTTGCAGAGGACGGCGGTTCCATACAAAGCGCATCATTTTCATATGCTACTGCAAGTTCTTTAGGATTAGACCCATTAACAGGGTATATACCATTCTCCTATAACTCTGTTCTTAGAATAGGTAGTTCTCTGAATTACGATGAAACAAGTTTTAACAGCAATGTGTATGGTGTGGACCAGTATCTTGGATCTTTTGATAGACTGCTTGTTGCTCAAACAAATTTCTCTGCCTCGTCTGATTATTCGTATATTGATAATTATGATCAATCTCGTTATGAGTTTGTCTATGACTCAAACCTACAAAGATTTAGAGTAAAAACTTATGGAAAAGGAAGTTTTAACTTTCATGCAATAAATTTCTCAGAATATATTGATGATGATAATCAAACTGTCGGGGCCAACTATATAGGAATCGGATATCCAGAAACAGGGACTTCAGATTTTGTTAAATTCTATGCAACGCTATTATCTTATAGTGGGAGCGTAGTTCACGAACAGGTGAGGCTAGAAGAAAATAATTATCTAGACTTTCTTAATAATGTTAATCTTACCGATCAGTATTTAAAGATTGACTTTGAAATATTCTCGGATGACTCCATATATTTTCCACCTCTTGTAAAATACTTTAAAATGCAAACATTTAAATCTACTAATAATTCGGCAATTATGAAAGATGACGCTGGCCCAACGTATAAACTTAACCCATCCGCTTCATCTGTATATTTACCAGAAATTAGATATACCCCAACCATATTTATGACTGAAAATTCTGGCATTAAGTTGTACAAAACAACTGCAGAGTTTACAGAAAATATACTACCTAAGCCGCTGAACCCGCTGACAATAGATGGATTAAAACTTTGGCTGGATTCAAGATTTATCAATGGGCTAAATAAAAGTAATCCTCCAGATGATACCAGGGTAACCTCATGGATAGATTTATCTAACAATGAAAATAATGCCATTCAAACTACCGCTTCACTAGCCCCAGTATTTAGGACTCAATCATTAAATATTTTCAGGATGAATCAATTAGATGGCGGAGAGAATGACGATATATCCTTTATCACTCCAAATGATTCTACTATTTCATCCGACATACAGGGTGCAATATCTGGAACAAGAGGTATACAAATAATTCCAAGCGGCAGTTCACTAGATTCGTATATTGACATGAGTTTCAATACTGCTTCTATTACGGTATTTTCATCACAACAATATAATGTTGTCGGAACTATAAAAATGTTCAAGCCTCAGACCGCTTCGTCTTTAAGTGAAAGTGCCAGGAAAATAGTAATTTATACAACAGATGGAGTCACAGAAAGTCTTTCTGGTTCTTCTATAGCCGCCACGAACTCTGCGGGCCTTTACTCATTATCTGCCACCTTTACTACCACCGCCTCAACAACTGGTGCAAGAATATTATTCTACAATGGCTCCAATGACTTTGACGACATTGTTTACTGGGACAATATGGGGCTGTACCCAGTCACCGCATCTAGCACTCAATATGAATGGGTCCAACCGCTTACACTCAATGATCGTCCAACTATAAAATTTGATGGAAGGCAAGCATTTCTACAATCTAGTGCCTCAGTAAATCAGCCATACACTTTATATCTTGTCGGCAGAGGATTTAATGATTCAGTATTTATCAGTTATTCATCCTCGGCATCCCTATATTCAAAAAATGGATATTATTATTTTAATTCTGGCTCTGCCTCTCAGTTTAACCCTTCAAATAAAGAATTTAACATATATTCAATCGTAGTAGATTCAGGAAGCGCAAACATCTACCTAAACAAAGATAATCTTGGGCAAATTGTTGTTGGAAACAATGATGTATCAAGTATACAAATTGGTCGTGGTAGCATAGAAGGATCTGCCGCCACTTATCTAAGCGGAGATGTATCTGCAGTTCTTTTATATGAAGGCGAACAAAATTATGAAACTAGGTCAATGATAGAAAATTGGCTAGAAGAATCTTTCAATCTATAATTTATTTTGTCATATCGTTATATATTAATTATCTAAAATTTTCTGTATAATATAAAATATGGCTATTCCTCCAATTAGATCTCATGGCCAATCAGGTCATCTTCAAGATCATAATAATATTTCAGAAACGTTAACAACGTATGACTCATATTTAGATCAGAACACAGACGGTCAAAGCCCTGTCCTGGCTGGCCTTATATATTCTGATGCAAAAAGTCAGGCTTCAACTATTAATATATCTACCAATATTATAACAACTGTAGATTCATTTGCCATATCTTCATACAGGAGCGCTGAGTACAATATCCAATTAGTCCAAGGAACAAAATATACTACTGTAAAAGCAGTTGTAGTTCATAATGGAACTGATGCAGGTATATGTGAGTATGGAAAAATAGATTTAGGAGGAGGTATAAACTATACCCTATCCGCCGACATTATTGACTCAAATGCTGTACTTAGAATAGTAGTGCCAGATGGAGATGTTAGCCCCCTGACTGTTAAGATTTACAAAGTTATGATAAACATATAATGATATAATCTAATAGAAATATAAATTTTTTCGTGAGGTGCCCATGGCTACTGTAAACAAAGACTTTGTTGTAAGGAATGGCGTTATTGCTGGTGATAACGTTCAGGGTGTTCAATTAGTATCAACTACTTCTTCCCAGCCCCCCTTAACGGTTACATCATCAGCAAAAGTAGACAATCTTAATGCTGATCTTCTTGATGGACTAGACTCTACCTATCTTTTAGATTGGAATAATACTTCAAATAAGCCGGATCTTACTCTTGCCTTAGAGTTAGGTGGGGCATTAGTTGGAAGTGGCTCCGTCACTTTCACCGATCTCGGTAGTGCGACCCTTGTTTTAAATGATGCTGGCGTGGCACTAGATGGTGTCACCCTAGGTGTTGAAACTTACGGTGACTACGTTGAGTCAGTAAAGGCTGGCACAGGTGTTACAGTTAGCCATCAATCAGGGGAGTCTGCTAGCCCAACAATTTCTATTGGTCAAGATGTTGACACATCATCAAATGTATCTTTTAATACAATTACATCTTCTACTACTACCAGCGCACCGTTTACAGTATCTTCTTCCGTTCAAGTAAACAATCTGAATGTTGAGTACCTAGGCGGCTATACATTAGCAGAAGTTCTATCTAGCGGCGGAGTCCAATCGGTTATTGGCACAGCAAACGAAATTGAGGTTTCTGCCTCAACTGGTTCTGTCCAAATTGGTCTTCCAAATGATGTATCTATCGCTGGCTCTCTTACAATTGGAGAAAATCTTGTTGTAACAGGTTCAGTTGTTAGTATAAATAGCACCGTCGTAACTATTGATGATCCAATCTTTACATTGGGTGGAGATACGGCCCCTTCAGTTGACGATAACAAAGATCGTGGAATTGAATTCAGATACTATGATGGCTCTGCAAAGGTTGGCTTTTTTGGATATGATGACAGCACGGGTAAATTTACCTTTATTCCAGACGCCACAAATACCTCAGAAGTTTTCAGCGGCACTAGGGGAACTATTGATGCCAATATTGAATGGGACGATGTTCTTAGTAAGCCAGACCCCACAGTAACCTTAATTGGTGATGTTTCAGGCTCAGGTACACTTACAGATCTTGGCTCTGCATCAATCACGGTAACCGTAGAAAAAGACTTTAACCTTGTATTTACTGGCGACGTAACTGGATCTGCTACTGTTAGCAATCTTGGAAGCGCTAGTATTTCACTTACCGTTGCAGCAGATTCTGTTGCTCTTGGCGCAGATACAACTGGTGATTATGTTGCTGGCATCTATGGAACTGCTGATCAAATTATTGTATCTGGCAGCGGTGAATCTGCTTCAGTTACCCTGAGCCTCCCGCAAAGTATTGGCACATCATCAACTCCAACTTTTGCTGGTGTAAATCTTGCTAATGCTGCGGTAACAAGTTCAAGCGCTACAGTAAGTTCTAATGACACTCCGACTACTATCGACTCATTTACTGTTTCAACATTCACAACTGCTGAATATATCATTCAGGCCATTCAGGGCTCTAAGATGACTTCTACCAAGATTCTTGTTATGTGGGACGGCACCAACGCCTATGTATCAGAATTTGCTATTGTAGATAGTTCTGCGGGGGCAGCCAATGTTGACTTTAGTGCAAGTGAATCATCTGGTACACTTTCACTTACTGCAGAGTCACCTGACGCATCATCTACTAATATAGTCATTAAGGCTGTCAGAACAAGCCTAGAAGCATAAATTTAAAGACGAGGGGATAGGGAACCTTGGCTACGCAAGATAAAGATTTTAAAGTAAAGAATGGCCTACAAGTCGGTGGCCCTACTAATCTTGTCAATTATTCATCAGCCTCTCCTTCAAATCCATTTCTTGGTCAACTTTGGATTAGTGCAAGCAGCCTATACGCATGGTCATCAGCATCTACATGGGTTTTAGTTGGTGATGGAAATAGTGGCGAAATCTCAGAAAATTTCTTAACAGAAGAAGCAGCCGCTTCCGCATACTTTAGAATATCATCAAGTGTAAGCAACTTTGGCACGATTAAAACCATTCCTGCCACCGAAGATGTTATAGCAGATTTAATTACTGATGAATTAACTTTTGCGGCGAATAATGGAATTATTCTTAATGCCACCGCCTCTGTTGATCAATTAACTATATCCACCAATGCCACAGAGTCCAACTCCTCTGAAACTATTATTAAAAGGGATGCCGATAAATCATTTTCAATAACTAGTATTGATTTTGATCAAACTACTACAGAACAAGATACCCTGGGAAAACTTCAATGGAATGACTCAGAGGGCACGCTTAATTTAGGTTTACAGCAAGATGTAGTTTTACAGGTTGGTCAAATATTTTATACAAGAGTTGCCAATGAAACTGGGTCTTCAATATTCAATGGTCAGATGGTTTACGTTGTAGGGGCTGGAGAATCTACTCCAGGGCATCAATCACACCCCCTAGTCTCTCAATTTATTGCAGATGGTTCAATTAATCCAGATAGAGTAATTGGGGTGGCCACTCATGATATTGTCAGCGGATCTCATGGATATGTTACTACCTTAGGAATGGTTAGAGGTCTTAATACTGCTTCATACGCTCCAGGAACAACTTTGTACGCCGATCCAGATAATTATGGAGGGTTGGTATCATTGGAGCCTCTTTCTCCAGATAGAGCCGTAGTCGCAGGAATTGTAGTAGAGAGTTCTAGTTATAATGGATCTATTTTAGTTAATCCAAGAACATATCCCTCCGCCTACCTAATACCCTATGACAACTCGGACGCTGAAATATCTGCCACCAACGTAAAAGGGGCACTTGATGAATTAAGTTTAGGCAAAGCAGATATATCTGCTTTATCATCAAACATTATTTTCTATGCGACAACAGCATCTAGCGATATTGTAAATTATAACAAATTGGTAACATCATTAACAGACCCAAGTTTCAACACAGCATCTGTGGCGGTGAATGTACCTAGTACTGGAAGTTTAAGTTCATCCTCCAATGATGATGGAACGAGTACTGAATTAGTCGGACAACTGGTAAGTGCATCTGGACTACTTGAAGGCAATCCAGGTATTTTTGGAATAACCACTATTGGTAAAATAAGTAGATCTAATGATACTAACGTAGATGGCGGTAGCAAAGATTATTATGCATCATTCTATTTTAAAGTATTTAAAAGAAATTCTTCTGGCGTAGAAACACTTATAGCCACCGCCGATAAAACATCAGCAATTCAGGCATACGATAGGCCCTCAGGCGGCTATGAATTTGAGGAGTTTAGCGATACTGCATTAATTCAATCTACTACTTTTTCCATATCAGATAGAATTGTCATAAAGTACTACGCTGACACCGTTCAGGCCGATGAAAATAAATGTGCCTACCTTTTTCAATTTGGTGGAAATAATCCTGTCAGGACGGTATTCCCTGTACCAGTTTCAGTTATTCCAGTAAAAGATGCAAGCGGCATACAAGTAGATACATCTTTGTTTAATGGTATTTTGTCAGGAGCAGATACAACAGTTCAGGCAGCATTAAACACTATAGATTCATTAGATGTTTTGCCCGATCAAAATGGAAATTCTGGAAAATATCTTACAACCAATGGTTTAGTAGCCACTTGGGATAATGTTGATGCTACAACCTTGGGCGGGAACTTACCGGAATATTTTCTTTCTGCCGCAACAGCATCTGCAACATATGCTACTAATCAAGATTTTAATAATCTTATGGTAGCCACTCATATGGGAATTTACTAACATGGATGATATAATTTATAAAAAAGGAGGCCTAAATGTCAACTTATAGTCTTAAGGAATTAGTTTCCGCGAGATCTCTTCCAGGCTCCGCAAGCGCCCTTTACACCGTCCCCGCCCTGACTGAAGCAATTGTTAAGCAAATTTTAGTAGCAAATACAACATCAACAGATTTAGAGGCTACTTTATATTTTGTCCCGAGCGGAGATACCCCCGATACATCTAATGCAATGTTTCCAGGGGTATTGATTAGTGCAAACAACACCCTGAGTATTGAAATTAAGAGCGTCTTACCAACAGGATCTTCAATTCACGGGTTCGCTAGTGCATCTGCATCGTTAAACATTCATATTTCTGGAGTAGAGGTAGCCTAATGCCGATACAAGAATTTCCGTCGAATAATTTTAATACTAGGGCTGGTCTAGCGGTTTATGGTCCAGGAACAGACGGAAACGTTATTATCACAGGGACAATTGTTCTAAACAGAGATATGTACTACAATAATTTAACAGTAATGGGTGGGGCGCAACTTGATACTAATGGATACAGAGTATTTGTAAAAAATACATTAAACATGGCAGATTCCAGCGCTGTTATTGGCAGGCTGGCAGATACAACGTCTGTCGGTAGTATTTTAGGTGGGGCTTTATCTGGAATAAAGGCCTCCGATACTCTTGGTGGCAACGGAGGGCTTAATCCCGGTGAAAACTTCTTTGGAGAGGCAGAGTTTTATAATTTTTCACAGGCTATTGCAGGATATAAATTTGATGCAATATCAAACACTTTAAGATTTCTTATGGGTGGAAGCGGAGGGTCTTCTGGAAGCGTGGGGGAAACAGGGCAAAGTGGTTCATTTACTTCTGGCTCACCAGGAGGGGCAGGATCTCTTGGATCTGTAGGTTCTCGTCCAGGATTTGAATCCACCGTTGGAGTTCCTGGAGGCAGGGGCTATTCAGGATCTCCTGGTTCACCAGGATCTCCTGGGGTTGGTGGTGAAGGCGGTTTAGGAGGCGAGGGCGGCGCAGGAGGCGCTGGCGGAGGAGTAGTTATCATTTCTGCTAGAAATATTATAGGTTCTGGCACTATAAGGGCGGATGGTAAATCTGGTGAGGCAGGAAACCCTGGATATCCAGGAAGTCCAGGAAACCCTGGAAGCCCAGGAAGTCCGGGAAACCCTGGGGCTCCAGCGCCAGATTTCTTTCAAGCAGCGTATAATTATCTCTCTCAGGCTGCATATAATTATGCAGTAGAATATTCTTTCACTAATCCGCCTACAGGAGGAAATGCAAGAACTACATATAATGCAATCCAGCCTGGGTATGTTTTTTCTGCATATTATCAAATTCCAGGACTTTTTGTGGCATATAATAGCCCAACCCCAGGAACTGCTAGGACGGCAGCAGGAACTGCCAGAACATCTCCAGGAAATGCTATACCAGGATATGCTAATCCAAGGACATTAGGCCCCGCATCTGTAAGATATAGGCCATCTACTAGAAATCCGACAACATATAATAGACCTACAACAACTTATAATAGTCCAGTAACAACCTATAACAGCCCTTCTCCAGGAACTTTTGCTGGTAATTATTATTATTTTGTCCCAATTCTTTTTAATGGTTATTTTAATCCTACAGGAGGAAATCCAAGAACCACCTATAATGCAATTATTCCTGGAAATCTTTCTTATGGGTATAATTATGCATTGCAGCCAGATCAATTCTCCCTTGAACCAGCACAGTATTTTGCCGGAGGAGCAGGTGGTTCCGGTGGCGCTGGCGGCGCAGGCGGTGTCGGTAGCGCTGGTCTTCCAGGGTCTCCAGGCCTTAATGGATATGCTGGTGGAGGTGGGGTGGTTCTAGTTATTACCGAGTCAGATATTCCGAATGGAATAGAAACTAGGGCCGCAGCGGGTACGGGTGATGAAGGATTTCCAACTTCAGGAACTGTTATAATTATAAAAAATGAGGCGGTAGAAAGTGCCAATTAAAAATTATTCGGATACTGATAAAAATTTTCCAGATCCAATTTATGGTTCTGGTAAAGACGGTAATTATACGGCTTCGTCTTCATTTTCGTTGTCAAGGGACATGTATTGGAACAATTTAAAAGTATTAAATGGAGTGCATATTGATACCAATGGGTATAAAATTTTTGTTCGCAATAATTTAGTATTTTTTGGATCAGAAAATCAATCTGCAAGCACTAGCATTGGCTTAATAGACGGGTCTTCTAACACAGGAACAATTTTTGGTGGAAGTATTACGTCTGCATCCAATAGTCTTGGTGGAAGTAGTGCTAGTTACTCCGCCCTGGATATTGATTCTATATTTGGGAGCGCATCGTATTTTTATAAACCTGAACATGCTGTAGATGGATATATTCTTAATGCCTCTCAGCAGCAGCCTTTAGGAATAAATGGCGGCGCGGGAGATGGAGTAAACTCAGGAGGAGGGGTTGTTATATTATCAGCAAGAAGGGTATCTGGAAACGGAACAATATATGCTAATGGATTCCACGATGGAAATTTTTATTCAACTGGTGGAGGAGTTGTAATATATTGTTCATCAAGAATAGTTCCAAGTAGTATAAACATAAATGTTGATGGTTATGAAGACGGGAGCATACTACAGTTTGTAGTGTAGTCCTATGATAAAGTATTTATACGTTCCAATAGAAAAAGATATAGATGATTATATTGAAGATTCTGTTAATAATAAATTTAATCAAATTATCCACGGAGAATCAGACATAATAGAGCACCTTATAAAAGATAGATCTGAGTCTCAAGAAATCACTATACCTGAATTTAGGCACATTAAAGACGACTACCTTGTATATGAAGAAAAACATATGTTTAAAGTTGTCTGGATTGACGAGTTTTTTAGCAAAGAAGATGGAGACGGAATATTTATCAATTTATATAAATTAGATGATAAGGATTTAAATAAAAGGGATTATCTTTTCTCTAAATCGTTCGAAGAAGTCTATTCATATATTTATGAAATAGAACTTTCATTGGATTCTTACGGAGAGTACCCCGTTGAGATAGTATATAAAAAATCAACAAAAGACTATATAGTATTTTCAGATAGTATAATTATTTATAAAAAATATGAAGAGGAGTCAGCGGCAAATGATAGATTCTTTTTCCCTGGATAAACAGCAAAAAATTTTATATCCAGGAATAGTGGTTTATGAAAATATTTTAGATATTACAGAAAACGATATATCAGATATTTATGATACATATAAGCATCTATTTGAATATGAGGAGTATTATGAATTATCTAAAGTAAAAAATACTTTTTTATACGGTTTAAACAAAATAAATAAAAAAAATTTAGCAGAAAAAATTCAAAAAACAATATTAAGTTGTTTTGCAAGGTACTGCGATTTATACGAAGAAGCAATTCATACGATTCAATGGCAAGAGAATATTTTTATAGATGTGGATTATGCAGGATCGCAAAATTATACCTTTAACCCTAATAGGTCTTTTACTGAGAATGATAAAATAAAAAATACTCCTTTTAGTAGGCAGGTGTGTGTGGAAGTTATTATAGATGATGATTATATTGGCGGAAGCGTTGAGTGGCCATATTTAAATAATTTAAAAATAGATAAAATTCCAAAAGGAAGTATTATCTTTTATCCATCAAATTACTTGTTTTCTAAAAAACATGATACTATAATGTCAGGTAGGAAAATAGTATTAACAACATTTTTTAATGGTGGAAAAGACTTTCTATCTGAAGAAAATGGTCTTGAGGACGAAGGCCCAAACCTTTTGTCTTCCTATATGAGATAGGAAAAGTTTGTGAGCAATGTTATGCTATCAGGGGCAGATGAAAAAACTGTTGCTGGCGCAATAGATATATATGAAAATATATTTAGTGTAGATACATCTAAAAAAATAATAAAAATTTTTGAAGATGCAAGTGAAAGTTCACTATGTCCACTATCTTATTCTGGTGCTCTTATTGGCGCAGGAGACCCTGGCGGCGCTGTTAGATCTAATGTGACGATGAATATAGATGAGCATTGGGACGCAGACAACAATCCATGCCCCTGCGGAATAAACGATGTAGTTGTTTTTATAAGAGAAAAACTTTCTATTTTTGTTAGACACTATTCCGAAAAATACAGAATAAATATAGCCTTCGATGAAGGCCTTCAGTTATTAAAATATGGTCCAGGAAGACAGTATAAGCCCCACGTTGACTATGGGCCAGGAGCAGAGCATAGAGTCCTATCGGGTTTAATATATTTAAATCCTGGAGATTACATCGGGGGAGGAACGTATTTCACCAACTTTGACTATACTATTGAACCTGAAAACCCTGCCCTTGCACTATTTCCATCAAATTATGCCTATGAACATGCTGCTAGACCAGTATTTGATGGATATAAGTATGCTATTGTAACTTGGTTCGGACCACCATGGACTCAGGTAAATAAGTGGTAAAGATAAAAGATCCGTGGATAGTAAATAATTTTTTCAATGAAAAAGAATACAGTAAAATTATGAATAGTATCAATAAAATTGAAAAAAGTAAATGGATATACGAGGGGTTTTTTGACAGATATGTTTATTCATCAGAACTTTTACATAGAATTTCTTGGGTTAAATTAAATTACGCTAGAGAACAATTTGAAAGCGAAACACTTCTTCCTACATATTCTTTACTTGCTTTATATAATAAAAATTCTTCTAGGTTAGAAAAACATAAAGATACTAATGCCTGCACATACACATTTGACATTTGTCTATATTCAGAGTCTGTGTGGCCGCTGGTAGTTGAGGGCAAAGAATATATTCTTAATAAAAACAATGCGTTATGTTTCTACGGAGAAGATCAAGAACATTGGAGGCCTGAAATTGCCCCCAAAAATAAAGTTTTAATGTTATTTATGCATTATGCGGAGCCAGAACATATATATTTTCAGGATTGGGATTTAAGGTGAACATACCGACAAACTATGAGCCGTACTCAGGGAAGATATTTAATAGACCAGTAGATGATATAGAAAGAAGTTCTATATTTGTTTCAATTGTCTCATATAGAGATGAAAGTATTATCAATACAATTTCCTCCCTACTTGAGAATGCAAAAAGGCCTAATAATATTTTTATTTCGGTGGCATTAACAGAATTTTTTTCATCATACGTTCATCAATGGGTCAAGCCCCTAAAAGATATGGAAGAAAATATTAAAAATCTAAGAATAAAAATTATAGATCTAAAGAATGAGACAACTTTTGGCGAACTTAAAAGTATTGCAGATTCTCAATATAATAAAGAGAATTATTACATGTCAATATCATCAAGATCTGAATTTTGTCCAAACTGGGATGACATTCTTATAACACAGTATAATAATTTATCTAGTAGCCTTGACGGAGACTTTATTGTAACAGCAGAGCCAAGATTGTATTTACCCCATGACAATGTTGTGGAGGGATTCTCTTATTTTACTAATCATAAAACAAAAAAATCTATGCAAAGAGAAGATTATGATGGGGCTAGAATTCCTATATCTGGATACAGTCACTTTGTTAACAAAGATAATATTATGTTTAGCAGGTCTCAGGAGGCGGCAGAAGATCATAGCACCCATGATCATATAAGCCAAATCGATAAAGTAATGGAGGGTGAAGAGTTCTTACAAATAAACAACTTTGTCAAATTTAACAGCAGAAAATTTGTTAAGGACGAATATATTGCAATTGCCTCAGGATTTTATACAGATTTTTGCTTCTCTTACGGAGATGTGTACATAAAAAATAATAGATCGGATAATACATTAATAGACAAAGATCAATTTAATTTCTATTCATTTATTAACTTTGTAAATAAAAATGTATCCCTGATCTCATTTAGATTTATTCCAACATACATTATGTATGACGATAATTCAGAATTTATTCAACAGGAAAAAAGTCCCAGGGATCTGATATCTGAGTCAGATTACAAAGAATCTCAGGGCGCTGAGTTGATTCAGAGAAATATTCATAATAATGTTTATAACAATAAAAAATTTGACGAACTGCTAGCAGTAGACTGGAAAGAAAAGAAATTTAAAGTTAGAGATTCTATAATCTCTAATAGACTTATAGACGGTATAAATTTTTTTATATCCATGTATAATTTTTCTACTTATGAAAATACTTTGAGTTGGAATAAAAGATGCTAAATAAAAATATAGAATTTACCCTCATAGATGAAACATTAAGTGATACGGCAGAGTTTCCTAGCCCCGCTATAAAAAATCTCCCCGAATGGTATAAAAAAATGCCATCGTTTACTGATGATAAAATTACATACTCAAAAGGACGGCCAAATGAAACAGTAAAAAAATGTGTTCCCGTAATGGATGCTATATCTAACGGCTATGTTATAAAAACATGGACGGACACATTTTTTACAAAAGATTCAGTAACCTGGAGCATTGAAGGATTAGATTATCCAGCAGTAGAGGGTCATCCAAAAGAGCAGATACCTGGATACCCAATACCATCTTTTTACAGAAAAGATGTGTTTAAATGGATAAATCCATGGCAGATAAAGACGCCAAAGGGTTATAGTTGTATGTTCGTTACCCCTATAGGACACCATCTACCGTTTAAAATAATTGAAGGCGTCGTAGATACAGATAGGTTTCCCCTAACAATAAATTTTCCATTTTTTATCCAGAGCGCATTTGAGGGAGTCATCCCGTATAATACTCCAATGGTCCAAGTGATACCATTTAAAAGAAATTCTTTTAAATCTAAAAAGGGCCCATTCAATTCAGATGAATATAAAAAAATTACCAACTTTCATAATAAAACATTTATGAATAGATATAAAATAAATTGGTGGAATAGAAAAGAGTTCAAATAATGTTTTATAAAAAATATAACGATATTACTTTTGTGGCAAAAAATGAATTCATATATGAGGCCACCCAAGCACCAGTTCCTTCAAAATCCATGATTCCTGATTGGTATAAAGATATGCCAACACATGAAACAAAATGTCCTGCATTTGAGGACGGCCATGGTAATCAGAACGCTACATTTAAACAATGTATGCCGTTTTTCGATAGTTTTACATTCGGGTATATCATGGTCACCCCATGTGATGTTATGGTTGAAAAAAACTTTGATGGAAGTAGTGTCAATGTTTACACCCACAAGATGTTTGATTTGATTGGAAATAGAGGTGGCCCAAGAGTAAATTCTATGCCGATTCCACAAGACTTCTATCAAACAGAGTTTACATGGATGACTCAATGGGAGGCAAAAACGCCTAAAGGATATAGCACTTTATATACACATCCAATTAATAGGCCAGAACTTCCTTTCTATACCGTATCAGGTGTTATGGATACTGATGAATGGTATATAACTGGAAATCATCCATTTATAATCAAAAAAGGTTTTGAGGGTATAATCCCCATGGGTACACCCATGATGAGCATGATTCCATTTAAAAGGGAAAATTGGAAATCAAATTCACGATCAATAGAACAGATGGAGCATGATGTATTACAGAGCAAGGTAAGAAGGCACGCTACTGCTGGATACAGAAAAGAGTGCTGGTCTAAGAAGGAGTTTTCATGATAGTAGAATGGATTCCCCAAAGTCAATATGCATCAGATTATATCACTCCACCAAAGCCTGCTAAAAACTATATCCCAGACTGGTATAAGAATCTTCCACCATTTCAGGGAGGTCATACTCCAAGTATTTGTGGTTCTAGGGCGGACTCTACTGAAAAACAATGCATACCTCTTTTAGATACATTTTCTGCTGGATACATTCAAGAGGCCTGGTGTGATATTAGTTTTAAAAGCGATGATGATGGGTTCATAACAGTCTCTTCTGCAAATAATCAAATACCTATTATTATGAGTCGTGAAGGGCCTAATAGAATAATCCCAAAGGATAAAAATTACTATTCAAGATACGAAAATCATTTAAACTGGTATACTCATTGGGAGCCAAAAACTCCAAAAGGGTGGTCAACGTATTACTCCCACCCATTTAATCAATATGATCTACCTTTTAGAACTGTTGACGGAATAATTGATACCGACAGATGGTGGATAGGCGGGTCTATACCATTTCTATTAAAGACTGGTTTTGAAGGTACAATTAAAAAAGGAACACCTCTCTATCAAATGTTTTTCTTTAAAAGAGAGAATTGGCGATCAAAGATCGCTAAATACGAAGTTATAGAAAAAGAAATGAACCGAGTACATAATAAAGTGTTTGATGAGTTTTACGGCGGGTATAGAAAATACATGTGGAGTAAAAAAACATATGAGTAATATTTTTGTCTGTGTTCCAACTATGAATGATGTTGAATTTATATCAACCATAGAAAGAATTATGGATAACTCAGAAAATACAAATAAAATATCTATTGCCACAACAATATTTTGGAAAAATAATGATATAAAAAATAATAAAAAACCATTTTTTTTTCATATAAAAAATCAGTTAGACAACAAATTCAAAAATGTTAAATATGATATTCAGCCATGGCATCGATACCCAGGGGTTGGCGCAGGTAGACTCAGCCCAGTAAAACATTTTAATAACGAAAAATATTTTTTGTCTATAGATTCCCACACGGACTTTGAGCGTGACTGGGATTCTAAAATTATAGATATGTATGAAAACTCTAGAAAATTCTTTGGGAAAAGAAGAGTCTTAACAACATATCTGAGTCCATTCAAAGATGAGGAGCCTGATGATATCGTTAATAGATGGCCGTTTTTTGATTTTTACCATAGACTAATAGGGGATTTGCCAGCATCTAGTTTAAATCATCCTCTCCCAAATGATAAAAAACTCAATGAACAGGATCTAAATTTTTTAAAACAATATATGTTAGATAACGAATATCTTCCTGCAAAAAAAATATCTGCACATTTTTATTTTACAGAGTCAGACCCATGGCTAGTTAAATATAATCTAAATTTAGATAAATCTATAAATTTTTGGGGAGAAGAATTTTATCAGTCATCTTTGTCCTATGCCAGAGGATATAATTTGGTTTGGTATAAAACTAATATTGCTTATCACAAATACGGGGGCGGAAAAAGAGCATACCTAGATGAAAATCTAGAGGACTATGATTCATCAGAAATACGAAACCATATATACGAAAATTATATAAAAAAAACAGTCGGTCTAGAACAAGAGATTTTAAATAAGTCATTTGACGATAATGATATAGTTAGTAATTTATTTAATAGCAAAAGTTTAGGCTATCTTCCACGATCTATTCGTGGGTATTTAAAATACTCAGATATTGATTTAATCAATAGAAAAACATCTCCTTGGTGGGAGGTGCCAAAATTAAATGTCGTATACCCATAACATATATATTCCATATACAGAAGACTTTCACGATAAAGAAAAATTTAATTTCTATAAAAAATATTATAATGACATTGGATTTAATGTAAAGGCTTTAAATATTAGTAATGACTCTGGAGTTAATTACACAAAAATTATCAATGATACCATCACAAGCGGGTCCGAAGAAGTCTATGTAATAATAGACAGCGTTATTATTTCAAAGTTTTCTATTAATTTGGCAATAGAATTATCAAAAAATTATAACTGTTTAATAAAGCCCGTAAATAAAATATATATGATCGACAACGAGGACTCTATGAATAGTATAGTCTCCTCAATAATTGATGAGACAGACATTGTTGGATTATATTACGATATAGACAAAAGATACGAAACTTGGCCAATGGGTGGAGCATGGGTGATTCCCGCAACTGCTGTTAATGAAAATATTAAAATAAATGAAAGCATAGATATTCCGCTGGCCTTCGACTTTGAATTTTGTTATAAAAACTCTATTTTTAATAAAATAATATTTTTACAAACAGACGGGTATAAGTTAAAGCCATCGCACCCATACTTTAATATTAACGCTATCTTTCTCTATAAAGAATATTTACGCTCCATGATGAATATTTTTGGAAGCCCAGAAAATGTTTTTAAAAATAAAAACATGGTTTTAGAAAAAGTGGAAAAAGATAAAATAGAGGATATCGTTTTTAATGTGGAAAGATATATGTCGATACCTAGGTATATTTAAATAGAGTTATAATAGACACATGATTAAATATCTTGGATCAGTTGGAACTTTTATAAGGTTAAATGATAATGTTGATGCAACCTATCAATTATTAAATGTGTATTCTTCATCTGCTGCCCAGACTTCATTATTTTCAGCGCAGGTGAACAATTCAACAGGAATAATTTCTTTTTCTTCAGCATCAACATCCTTATATATTAATGGTGTGTCTGGATCAGTCATTCCTAGTCAACAATGGTCTCATGTCACCTTCTCGTTTGAGGATAAATTAGCCACCGATGATACTAATAATTTTTTAGTACAGTTTGGTGATTCTGCCTCAAGTAATTTTAATATACAGAATCTATATATTTTAGAGAACTCTTTTAGTGCCTCCGAAGTTGGATATTTGCATCAAGAATTTACAGGTGGAACGAGTAATAAACTTACCGTCCCACCATCTGCATCCTACTCAGTAAGTATCATTGATTATCCCGAAAATAACTTTACATCAGCATCTACTAATGTTATTTATCAACCATCATTTGGACAACAAAGGTATCTTATGGATATTACTGCGGCGACGGAGAGCAGTCTAAGTCAATTTGTGTCAGCATCAATAATGACAAATGATGACCTCTATATCGATACAGTAAATATTAATGTGGGCAACAAAATACTTTCTTTAGCAGATAATCAGATATATGAATTGAACGAATCATCTCAACTTACTACAGTATCAAGTTCCGTTGGAGATGTTGTTAGAGTTCTTTATGGTCAATACTTAAACCGTATTTCATTCATAAAGACTTCTAACGGTTTCGAAATCCAGCCGATACGAGTTAAAATTAACTCCTACCTGAACACGATACAGTCAAATAATGTCTAATGTGCTATTATTTGGTACATGGGACTTGAAGTAGTAAGAGATAAAAGCAACTTTGGCATCTATGTATGGCTCCTTCCAGAAGGGGGAGTATTCAAAGATGATGACGATAATGTTCTGAACATTCCGTCAGAGCGTGGAGATATCACAAAAATGGCCGAAATTCGTAAAGCCGCCGCACATTATGGGCAACCGGAAGGTCAGGCGGTGTTCATCCCTGGTATTGGGCGGGTAACGGAAGAAGAATACCAGGAAGATAAATACCGCATGGAAAACGGTTTATTAAGTTACGGTGACACAGGAGCGTGGAGAGATGCAGCGAGAACCAGAAGAGACCTGGATAGATAACGTCGGCCTGAGTAAGGCCATGAATCCTGAGTCATTTCTTCCTGTAGATAAGGATGACTTTAGTCAGGACGCCGATTCAATTCTTAGCCTAAATGGTTTATCACAAAACTTTAAAAGATCTGCTAGACGCAAGTTAAACAAAAATCTTGTGACGGCAGGCGGAGAGATCGTAACAGCAGAAGATAATATGTATTCTGGAGATGATGCTACATCTAAGCAGATCATTCCAGATAAGTATGGCTACGGTATCTTTGATGTTGTTGAGCCTCTTTATAATCCATATGCATTGGCCAAGATCTATGAACTTTCCGCCCCAAACTATTCAGCCATTAATGCTAAGGTCGCAAACATTGTTGGCCTTGGGTACGACCTTCTCCCCACCCTTAGTGTCATGGAAAAACTTGAGTCCATCTCAAATACAGAAGAACTCGGGAGGGTAAGAAGAAATCTTGCTCGTCAAAAACACCGCGTCATCGATTGGCTAGAAACAAGAAATGATGACGACACCTTCACAATGACCCTGATCAAGGCCTACATCGATGCAGAGTCCACAGGAAATGGCTTCATTGAAATCGGTAGAAAAACAACTGGTGAAATTGGGTATATTGGACATATTCCAGCGCCCACAATGCGTGTGCGTCGCCTTAGAGATGGATTTGTTCAGATTGTTAACGGTAAGGCAGTATTCTTCCGCAATTTCCAAGGAGATGAAAAGAATCCTATTACTACCGATCCCAGACCCAATGAGATAATTCATATCAAGAATTACACCCCCACAAATACTTATTATGGTCTTCCCGCCATTGTTGCTGCCAAAAATGCCATGGCGGGCAACGAATTTGCATCCAGGTTCAACCTTGAATACTTTGAGAACAAGGCTGTCCCTCGTTATATTTTCTGGCTAAAAGGTGCAAAAATGTCAAGGGCGGCAGAAGAAAGACTGTTTGAATTCTTCCAAGGAAACTTGCGCGGCCAGTCTCATAGAACAGCAATTATTCCTATTCCTGGCGACACCCCCGATAATAAGGTAGAAATGAAGATGGAGCCGATTGAAACAAATATTCAGGATTCATCATTCAATAACTACAAGAAGATGAATAAGGATGAAATCCTTATGGCTCATCGTGTCCCCGCCTCAAAGGTTGGATCTACAGAGGGAATTGGTTTGGCGGCGGCGAGAGAGGCAGATAGAACCTTCAAAGAGCAAGTATGTCGTCCTGCACAAGATGCACTAGAAAAGAAAATCAACAAGATTATTGCTGAAAAAACAGACGCCTTCAAATTTGAGTTTAATGAACTTACCCTTACTGATGAAGAAACAAGATCTAAAATTGATGAGCGGTACTTGAGAATGCAAGTCATTGTTCCCAATGAGGTAAGAGAAAGACTTGGGCTATCTACACTTCCTAGTGGTGACACACCTGTCGTTCTTAATGCTCAGGCTCAGGCAGAGCAGATTACTCAAACAACACGGAACAGAGTAAGAGATCAAGAACGTGCCTCAAATGCTCCAGACACCGATGAATTGGGGCGGGCAACACAAGGAGAAGGTAGGCAGCAAAATTAATAAAGTTAGATATAATATAATTTAATTGTTATGATTATTAATAAAGCGCATTTCGATGTAGACGGAGACAGCCTCCGCCTTACTATGCCTATCGCTAAAGTAGATGAAGAGCGCAGGATCGTTAGTGGATTCGCTACCCTTGACAACGTAGATCGTCAAGGGGATATTCTTTTATCAGAAGCATCACGAAAGGCATTTGAGAATTTTAGGGGCAACGTTCGTCTAATGCACCAACCAATCCCAGCAGGTAAAGTTGTGTCTTTCCGCGAAAATTCTTTTTATGACAAAGAAACAGGTCAAACATATAACGGAATCTTTGTTGATGCTTATATATCTAAAGGCGCAGAAAATATTTGGCAGATGGTGCTAGATGGCACCCTCACAGGTTTTTCAATCGGCGGTAGAATAGTTGACTTTGACAACAAGATGGATGACCAAGATTCAGATCGTG